CTGGGTGCCGAAGCACCCAACTCTTTAAAGCAATTTTAGCTTTGGAACAATACGAAATTGTTAGCAGCTTGAGTCACAAGACATCTTTCAGATAACCAGTTAACTTGCATTGCATCTAGCTCAGAAGTGTAAACACCTCCAACAGATCCAGTGATCCAGTTTTTGTATCTTCTGTCATCTCCTTGTGATGATCTATATCTTACGTGTAAGAATGGTCTTCTAATGTTTGTACCTAAAATTTGGTCATACACTGTAGAAGTTCCCGCAGGAATTAATACACCTTCGATATTACTAACTGCAACAGCGCCTCTTGTAGAAGCGTCGTTTAAGTATTTCCAGCTAGTTTTGTAAAAGTCATAAGAACCTCTTCTAAATCCAGAGAATCCTAAATTAAGAGCCATATCTTCAGAGTTTTCAAATAAACCATAAGCAACACCTCCAGCAAAACCACCAGAGATTTGTCCTAGCATATCATCAAAATCTAAATCCATAGATCTGTTTAAGAAAAGCATGTTTTCTTCAATAGCTCCTTGAGTATCAAGATTTTTAAGTACTTGATCAAAGTCAGAAATACCAGTACCACCGTTGAATCCAGTCATAACGTTACCTCTTGCTGTAATAGCAGCAAATAAACCTTCAGAACCATGTGCAACAGCAGCACCACCAGCAGCTGTAAATCCTGGTACTGCACCGTTAGCTATATTAGCAAAGTTAATACCAGCAGCGGCAGCAGTTAATTCTGATTCAACCATTGCCATTTCTAAATAATCATCAAATCTTAATCTTGTTTCAGACTCAGATTTTAAATACCATAGGTATCCTGATGTGCCATCTTCTGTAGCAACTTCTACCCATCCAATTTGTGCAGTGTCAGAACCATTGATTTCATATCTATCTTTTATGATAATCGGTTGATTAGAGTACTGAGTAAATTGTGGTTGAATTGATTTGCTTCCTGAAGCTGTACCTTTTGCAAATATAGAACCGTAAACAAATACCTTAAGGTTTTGTACTCCAGTTCCTAAAGCATCCCAGTTAGCAGCTTGGAAAGGATAAGCAGTAATATTACCAGCAGCAACCGCACCAACAATACCTTTAACAGTAACTCCAGTAACTGGGTTCATTACTACGATAGTATCGTTAGGGAAAATTGCATTTTGAATAGTACCAGCATTAGCAGGAATAGTAATAACTGGTGAAGCAGCTCCACCGTTAAGACCACAACCTGTGTATGCAATGTGTAATCTATTTTGTTCAGACCAGATAACCTGATCAGATGTCATTGGCATTTCAGCGCCAACCATTCTTAGGAAACCATTTAAAGTTCTGTTTCCGTATCTTTCTACTTCAGCTTCGTAAACTTCTGGTAAATATTGTTGAGCAAAATCATTTGCACCACCGTTAAATGCCAAATAGTTATTAGCTAGAGTTTGTGGCGCTTGAGAAGGTATTAAACTTCCGAACGCCGGATTTAATGTAGCCATTTGTAATTGTGTTTTTAGTTAAATTTTCTTGTTTTAATTTTCAATTTTGAACTATCTAAACCACTGACCGCTTTTACTTTTAATCCATTAACAAATACATCACCAGTAGGGCTTTCCCTCACTTCTGTTTGTACGTTTTTAGACGTTGCAGCAACATCTCTTATAGCATCGGCTTTACCTTGCTCATAAAAATGTTGTGCAATAGTATCTACATTTTCAGCAGCATACATAGCTTTATGATAACCTTTAACATCTGTTACATCACCTTTATCGTTTAAGAACTTCTTAATTACATTAGTAATATTAGATTGTTTTTCTGCAACCACGTCTGGATTTTTAACACCATATCTAAATTTTTTTTCTCCTACATTGAAATCAAAACCTTTGAATTCTTTAGAAAAATAATCTTTAGTATTAGATTTAAATCTTTCGTGTTGCTCTTGGGCAGTTTCCTGCTCTTGGTTATATCGATTAAAAAAGTCCATAGCCTTTTGTTGGTCTTGAGTAACGCCGGGTCTCAACTTGATCTCCTCGTAATATTGACTCTTTAAACCTTCTAAATGCTTGCGGGCTTTTGCAACCTCTTCTTTATATGCGAGTTTTTTCTTACGAATATCTCGCTCCTCATCTACTTCTTCATCAAAAGAAAAATTATCTTCCATCATGAAGTTAATTTCTTCTGTGTTTAAATGTGATTTGGCTTGTTTATAATACTCTCTTAATAAAGTATCATTATCTATATTAGAATAATCAGCGTTTAATCTAACGTAATCTTCTAATGTTCCACCAGTTTCTTTCATAAAGTCTACGACTTTTTCGATGTTTTCTGGTAGCTTAGCTATTTCTCTAGCCTCTTCAGGTGTTGGAGCAATAACTCTTTCTTCAATTTTTTCACCTATTTCCTGTATTTCCTCTTCAACCTTTTGTTCAATAGGTTTTTCTTCTTCTACAATTTCTTGTATTACTTGTTCTTTTTCTTTATTTTCAGGAATTTCTTTGGGCTCTGGTACTTGTTTGTCCACTCCAGAGCTAACTCCGGTTTGTTCACCCACATCCACCTTCTTTGTTTCTCCGACTTGAATGGCATCTGTTTCTTCTGTTTTAGGTTTAGATAAATCTACTTTAATAGGTTCATCTTTTTGTGTTAGTTTTTTAGGTTTACGTTTAATTTTAAACGAACCTTCTTCTTTTACTTTTTCAGACATAATATAATATAATAAAAATTAATAAATAGTTTATTGCGGTTCAAACTGCTCTAAACCAAATCCGCCTAAATTATCCATACCTGCTGATTCAAAATCTGTAGGTAACAAGTCATTTTGACGTTGCTCAATCATTTTTGATTGTTGCGTTGCTTGTATTTTAGTTCTTTTATCTTTACGATCTTCTATAAATTGTTCTTTTTGTCTATCTGTATCTACTTTAGCTTTTGCTAATTGCAATTGATAATTAAACTCTTCAGCCATTAATTGTTTTTTAATTAACGCTTCTTGTTCCATTCTTTGTATTTCAAACTGAGATTTAGCTTGCTCTATTTGTATTTCAGTATTAGCTAAAGCTTCTTGTTTTTGAACTTCATTTAAAGCAGCTTGCTCAGACTGTTGCATGTTTGCTTGAGCTTGTGCTTGTATTTGCGCTTGTTGAGCTTCTTGATCTTGCTTTTGCTTTTGTATTCTTCTATATTTTAATATTTGATTAGCTAAAGTTATATTTTTAACCTCTCTAATATCTATAGCATCCTCTAAATATATTTGACCTGATTGCAAAGCTACTTGTATATTCTGCTCGAGCATAGCTTTATCTTCTTCCTCTGGTTCTAATTCTAAATAAATACCAAAATCATATAAATGTAAGTTTTTTAATTCTTCTAAATTTTGCGTATTAGTTAATGAAATACTTTGCATTAACGCTTGTTTAGTTAAATCAAACTCTAATGCATCAGCTAATCTCAGTGATATATTCTCACAAGTTCTTAGTGTTAAAAATAAACTAGCATCAACAATATGTTTAGTTGCTATATTTGAAGCATTGGCAGCCATTTTTTGCAATCCGACTAAAGCGTCCTTGTCTGGTAAACTGCCGTCTCGTGCTTCGTTGAGACCCGTTACGTCTCTTATCATTTGTAAATAATATTGATATGTATTTACAAGTGATGCTATTTTTCCGTTAGCGCTAGATGATTGAAGTTCTTGAATAGGTACTTTACCTCTGTTAGGGTCACCATCTTGTGTTAATGATCTACCAACTATACTACCAGTTTGAAAATACATATTTAATGCCTCTTGTGGATTATAGTTAGTACCATTACCTAAATCAACTTCTGCTAAACCATCAACATCTACAAAAACACCATCTGGAACCATTCTAGCAATTACTTGTTGTAGTTTTAATGACGTTAATTGTATCATATCAGCGTAACCTGTTATACGGCTAACTAAAGACTCTACACGACCTTGATACATATGCGGAGCACATATAGCATAATTCATATTAACTTTAGTTAAATCACTTTTTGGCCTTGTCATGTTTTCAGCTAACTTCCACTCTAACATTTGTGGCATACCCATAACTTTAACACCACTAAATAAAACCTCTATACTTCTTGAAACCCTATCAAAGTTATCGCTGGCTGGTGGATTAAATGTATCTGATTTTATCAAAGCTTTTTCTAAGCCTTGATCAGTCTTTTTTATTTTAAATACTTGATCTACAAATGTTTTATATTCAAAATATAAAACTTGAATTAAATCGTTATCGTAATTTGGTTGTGCTACATAACCTTGACGACCAGGATATTTAGCTAATCTTTCTAACTCTTTTTTATTTAAATAAGGAAATTGTTTTTTAATTTCAGCTAACGTTAATGATTTTATTTCACCAACATAATATATGTCTTCAAAATTAGGATCATTAGTGTATGAATATACTAAATTAGCTGGATCTACATAATCAACTACTACTCCTTCAGATTTATTAAATGAAGTTTTTACAGCACCTATACCTATAATTACTATATCATCTACTAATCTTTTCTTTGTTAATTGATATTTATTAAAAGCTAAAGTGTTATTAATAGCTTCTTCTTCAGCAATTTCTACAGATTGTTTGTAGTTTAATTGCATGTGTATTTCTAATTCTTCTTTTGATTGTGGTAATGTTTTAGGATCAGAGTTGTATAAATCAATACCTGTAGTTTGTTTTATTTGATCAAGATAATCTTTAGCCATCATATCTCTATATATACCACCTACATAATCTGTTCTTTGTTTTAAAGAAAAAGGATCTTGAGCATATGCTTTTAATTCATATTCTTTAGAAGCTATACCATTTGAAACTATATCTACAAATTTAGGTATAATAGGTACTGGCTTCCAGTCTAAATTTAAATAAGATAAATCACCGTTTATAGATAATTCATCTTTATATTTTTGAACCGATTGTTCACCTCTAGCGTATAGTCTTAATCTATTATAATTTTGATAACCTGTAACCCATCTGTTACTATTTACTCTTCCGCCTCTAAACCACTCATACTCAATAGCTTGCCCTACTAGCAAACCATATTCTAAACTTTTCTTTTCCTCTTCAGATACCATCTGACTTGGAAACGCGCTATTAACACTAGTATTAACCATTTAATTAATTATTTTTGATTCAAAGCCTCTATTGTCATATTTTGCAAAACTTAAATTAACTTTGTCTTTTATAACTTCAGCTACAGGTCTATATTTGTTTTTATTACAAGCCATAATTGCTAAACCAGAACTAATAGAAGCATCGTGTTTTGTTCTGTTGTTTATATCAAAAGCTGCCCAATCTTCTAAAGTTCTTTGAAAATACATAGTACCGTATTGTTCATTGTTGTAACCTACAAACATTTCTATGTAAGATTCTATAGCGGCAGCATGAGCTTGTTTAACATCTTCACTTGAATTAGGTATACCACCTATTTCTTTTTCAGTTACAGATAATTTATGCATTGTTTTATCAGGTCTATTCATAGAATAACCTCTGTAACCTCTTCTTTTAAAATGGTATAGTAATCTTGGTTTATTGTTTTCAGCTAATATTGGCATACCATAAAATATGCAAGCCATAAGCACATCTTCAAAAAATGTTTCTGCGGTTTGTGGTCTTGATATATATTCTAAAAAGAATAAGTTTGGAGGCGCATCCTCCATGCTAAACTTAGTTAAGCCATGTAGTGATCCTTTTGATCCTCTACCATCTACCGTTCCTGATATATCATATGAGTCACAACCAAAAGCGCCCATATGCTCATTACCAGGAAATTTTTTACCATTTTTAATAAGTATTCTATTTTGTTGAGTTTTGTTTGGTACCCAAGATACAAAAAATCTACCTTGTTTACTTGGAACAAACATAACGCTTGTATCTTTAATCCCATCTACCCACTGAAAATTACCCTGTGTTACTACTCCAGAGTGTTTTAAATCTTCATTATAATCTATTTGCTCGTATATTTTTGTTAAATTAAATAAAGATTGTTTTGTTTCATCTCTGAATGCGTGTTTTTCTGTACGTGGAAACTGTCTATATAATTCATTAAGTGCATCTGGATCGTCCTTAAGGCCATCTACTTCATTTTCCCAGTGTTCGATAACACCGATTTCAATGGGAAAGCCGTCTGGTCCTTTTTTAGGTTTTTGCGGTGTCTCAAAGACAGGTAAGCCATAAGAATCGATGTATCCTTCGTAATTCCACTCCATAGGTATGAACAAGCTATATAATCCCGAGCTAGTCTGCCCATTGCGGTTTCTTCTGGTAACGTCTGAGTCATCATATAATTTTTTATAATTTCTACCTCCCTTGTCTAAAGCATTTGATGTTGATCCCATCATACACTTACCTATAATTCTAGAACCTAATCGTAAACAAGTTTTTGTAACCCTCCAGTTGTTTAATATATTGTCAGGTTTTTCCCACTTACCAGATTCATCGTGTACAAGTAGTTTTAATTTTTCACCATCATAACTGTTGTCTCCTGTATTTTTCCAGTCAATAGTTGTATCTAATCCTTCTAATTCTTCTAATTGTTCGTTACTATCTAGTTTACGTCTTGTAAATCTGCTAGCAGGAACTCTGTATGCAAGTTCTGTTTTTGGCCGATCCATACCGTCTTGAATTGGCTTGAAGAAAAACGGGTAATTGACGGAAATGGGTACGATTTTATCGGTAAACATTTTCTTCGCATCAGACCCAGACTTTGATAAGACACCGTATCTAGCATCACTAGAGATAGTGGCAAGGTTGACTGTTTCGCCAGATGCCATGAATGAAAAACCAGACCGTCTGTTTTTGAGGTAGCACATTCCGTAACAACGTTTATCTGCTTTACAAGCTTCCCAGAATATAAAGAATAATCTGTTTGCTTCCCTAAAATCTGCTTGCCCAACATCAATCTTGGACCACTGCAGGTACATGTAATGAGTACCAGTAATATAAGTAGCTTTACCTTTATTAGTGAACCAATAGCCTTCGTGGCGCCTAGCAAATTCTCTATCAATATACGCATACCATTTTTCTTTAAAATCATCTGGATATTGTTTCCAGTCAAATATTGTTTTAATCTTTTTTAATGTTTTAGGATACTCGTGTACTTGCCACTTGTCGTAATCCTTGTTAACATCTTTTTCTTTTGGTAATGCTATTTTTAAATTTTGTATTTTATAAACCTCACCTATTTGACCAGTTCTAGATATAACAACAATATCATACTCTTTGTTATAACCATACTCCCATTTTTTAGATTTATTCAATCTTTTTATTACATGAGGTTTTATGTGGTCAATTACTTTATATAAAGTTTGCTCGTACATTATTTAGATCTTCTTTCTGCAAAACCACCAAAAGCTTCTTTTTTCTTTTCTTCTTTTGGTTTATCGTTTAACATATCTTCTTCTTCTTTAATACGGTTAAGTATTTCAAAAGCATCAAATATAGCTAGCTTTTTAGTAGCAGCAGCATTTTTAAGTCTGTCAGCTGATATATCGTCATCTGAATCTACAATAGCTTCTTTTGCAACTTTAATAAGTTCTTCAACCGCTCTGTGCCCAGCTTGGATTATATTCTTTTTCGTTTCCTTGACGTTCATACTTAATTACAATATCATTTGATTTCATACAATATAAACGCTTGCCATCAACTAAAAAATCAAACTCTCCGTAAGGTTTGTAACCCACAAGGTCTCCCTCGCTTATTCCTAGCACTTCTAACGCATTATTGCTATATTTTAATATACCAACAAGGCTTTCTTCTAAATTAGCGTTTATTTTATCATTATTTCTAATTGGATTTACAAAACATCTATCGCCAAATGAAACCCATCTGTCTTTATTTTTGTAAAGATATATTTGATCAGGTTGAACAAAATATAAATTATTTTTGAAATATGATTTACTATTTTTTTCATTTCCTCTAATATCATAAAACCTTCTAAAAACATTGTGATGAATCATTACTTTATCACCTTTTTTAATAACTGTTTTATAAGCTAAAGGAACTTCAATAACTTTTGCTATATTGTTTACAGATTTAAAACTTTCAAGCTTAGTGTTAATTATCAGGCTTTTGTCACCTACTTTAACTTCATTATTATATCGCTGACCTAATGGTTCAACGATAAAATCATAAACGCTTTTCATTAATATTCTAAATCATACTCAACGGATATAGCCATGTTAGAATTAAATTTCTTCCACGGCAATACCTCGTTGTTTTTTCTAATGTAAATGTTATAAGAATTATCTTCTGTATCAAAGATTATATTAGAGATAGTATGACCTCCATATACAGATTGAGACAGAGAATAATGCATTGCATCGGTTTTGTAATCAGATCCAATGCTGATTTTTCTAATAACAGATGACATTACTCCTTAACTTCTTCTTCTTCTTTTTCAATAGGAGTGTAAGAACCGTCTTCAAGATTAATATTAATTGATCCGTATTCTTCTTCTAACTCTTTTTTAAAGTCTTCAGTCTCTTTGTTTACTTCGTGAAACTTACCTAATACTGAGGTTTTCTGGGCTTCTAAAAATCCTACTTCGTTTAACAACTTGTTTAAGTCTTTTTGAAAGCCTTGGATTTTTTCTAATTGGTCTTTTTTAATTTCCATTTTTAATTTAATTTGATTATTTGCCTATTGATTTAAATTTCTCTGCACCACGCGAACCGAAATAGGCAACATAAACGGTTATAAGTAGTGATTTTAAAAGGTCTATCCAACCGGTATCTATACCAAATGATATATCAAAACCGTCTAATAGAATAAAAATTACAAGTGATATTGTTAAGAATATCAATGTCATTGGCCTAGTGTTTTTTGAGAGCCATGAATCCGATTTCATATCGCTTTCCCAGCGTTTAGATACTTCTTGTAATTCTATAGTGTCTTGCTCTAGTAATTTAAGAGCTGTTTCTTTATCTTGTGGTGGTAAGTCTGGATCTTTGTCTATAAGATTTTTAACCATACCTAGCGCGCCTTGATCAGGCAGTATATCTCCTATCACATTTATAATACCTGATTTACCTAGTAGAAATTTTCCTACCTTAGTATCTTTAAATTTCTTTTTAGGTGTCGACATAACTATCCTGCTTTATATGCGGGTTTTTCCCACGGTAAATTTCTGTTTGACTCGTCAAACTCTTTTCTTAAATATTTTTTACCTTTAAAATAAACAGCTTGATTATCATAATAAAGCTCACCTCTTTTCATTTGATCTATATGAACTTGCTCATGATTTATAGTATCTTCTATATGTTTAGGATTTTTTAAATCTTTATTTATAAGAATATTACCTTTTTGATCAGCTCTACCCATAACATTTTTTTCCATAGGAACATGTGTTATAGGAGTGTTATTAACCGTATAAAATGGTTTTATTTTAAAAGCCATACTTAATAATGAAAGCCGCAGGGCCTAAACCCTGCAGCATATCATAAATTAATTATTAAGAGAATACTACTTGTGAAACTGTTATTCCTGATGGTAAAGAAACTTTTGCTTTAATACCACCTGGGTTAGCAGTTAATGCATAAATAATTGCATCTCTTACTGAAGGAACTGTTCCTGTTGACGTGTGCGTAATTGTAGCTAAGTCACCAGCTGCACCACCTGCTAAATAAATAACAGTTGAAGTTCCTGAAGCTGCTACCACTCCTGTTGATAGATCAGCGTTAACTAAGATGTCACCACCTGCAAGCCCTGCTCCAGATGAGTGAATTGAAATAAATTTTGCCATAATTTTGATTTTTGTTTGTTGTTAATGATTGTTGATTGTTGTTTATTATTTTCCGCAATTATATTTTGCAGAACCAGCTAAAACATCGTCTTGTAATTTAGATATTTTTTGCTTGTCTTTTTTCATTTTACCAGGTCCTTCAGCTTTGTATTTGCTCATACCACCTTTATCATGTAAAGCATTTTTTAAATAATTAAATCTAGCTCCTTTTGTTAGATCTTTATTATACGCTTGTTTCATGTCGTAAGATTCTCCTGACATTTTTTTAGGCCCTTCTAATACACCTCTTCCTATTAAAACATCTTTCTTTGTAATTTTACCATCACCTGAAAGATCTTTTAATTCTTTGTGTGGCCCTTTATATTTAGCCATACTTTTGTCATAAAATTTGTGTGGTTGCCCGTATTTACCGACTCCATGCCCACCTGAAATAATTGATTTACCAGGTCCTAGCATTCCACCACCTACTGTTTTTCCTTTTTTACCCATGATTTTGTTTTTTTGAATGTTGATTGTTGATTGTTGTTAACTTAGAGCTACAATGTCTGTAACACCTCCAGTAGTATCTGTAGCATAAACTTGCACTACACTAACTGGTAAAACAAAACCTTGAGCAGGTTTTTTAAAGGTAATTACTTCATTGTTTATTGTGTGAACTTTTATTGATGCCTCTGCATCATAACTGTATGTTAATGTAGCATCTTCTGCTATAGTATCAGCTTGAGATAATGTATAATTACTTGCGTCTACTACTGTGGCTACTAAAAGCCCAGCATCTGGTAATCCAGCACCTGTTACCCTCATACCTACTTTAATTTGAGGATTTGGTGATTTTAAACCAACATTAACAGAGTTTGAAACAGCATTGTTATTAGCTGTTGTTGTTACTGGTAGTGTAGTTGGTGAATTACCTATATATAAATTATATTGCTTCCAAGACCCTATAGGTGTTGTTGCTTTGGTTCTACCATCTATTAATAGTGTATCACTTGGTGTTACAGCTATTCCAGACTTATAAGAGTCAGTGTAATAATTTCTAATCATTTTTTTTTATTTTTTTTTGTTTTTATTACAAAAGTTCTTTGCAGCTTCTTTACTACCAAAGCCCCATTTTTTAAGAGCCATTTTTAATTTAGTTGGCTCACCTTTTTTATTTTTTAAAGAACCAGCCATACCACCAAACCTACAGGCAAAAGAAACTCTTCTAGAGCTAGTACCAGATGTTTGTCTACTACCTAGTTTTTTACCAGTTTCTTTAGTGTAATCAGATCTCATTTTACGATTTTGTTTTTCGTAAGACTTTTCTGTTATAGCAGGTCCGTTATGCTTTTTAGCAAAAGGAGAGTTGTGTTGTGTATAAGCCATTATATTACTTTATATTTTGTTTTGCCGTTTTCTTTATAAGCTTTTAAACATCTTCTTCTATTTGCATCTTCAGATACATAGCTTACATGTACCCAGTTAGGGTTTTCATCTGTACCAAATTCCCAAATAATCTGATCAAAATCTAAATTATTTTTTATATACTCATACATCTCTGCATTAGTTTTATGACCATAGTTATCGTCTAGGTCAAGTGCGCAACCAATACAATGTTGAGAAGTTGTGCTTCCGCCAATAGCAGAATTGAGTTGGGGCGAGCGATAGAAACTATTAATAGCAATTGGACCACCTACCCATTTACGTAGAGGTTCAAACACTTCTTCTGCAATAGTTTTCATGTTAATTAAATCTATTTCTCTAGGTGTATTATCAATACCAAGCCTAGTAGCTGTGTGAGATTTAATACCTTCTTTAAGCGAGATGTGTTCACTTATTCTATCACTCATTTTAGTGAAATTTTACTAGCCTTTAGCTATACTACTTATTGGTCCAGCCTTATAATCACAAGGATACTTTGAAACTTGCATATTATTTCTAGCGTTACCTTTTGCTAAATTCGATGGTGAATGAGGTCCACCCCATGTAGCATCAGCACCAACTTGTCCTTTTTTACTCATAATTTATATTTTAAACTGATTACCGTCTAGATCTTCTCTAGGCGTTATATCTGGAGTTCCTAGTGGAGGAAATAAACCAGCGGTTTGAATATCAGGATTTGAAATCATAGGTTTACCCGATCTATCTATATTTTTAGTGTCAAACTTTGTACTCATTGACTTTTGATCTTTTGGTGAAATAAAATTATTTTTTATTTCAAAACTCATTGGATCTAATATAGACTCTTCAATCCTTTTATTAGTATCTTCCATTACTTAGATTCTAATTTTTTAATAATAGCTTTTAGCTTATTAATCTTTTTTTGTGATGGAGATAATTCTTTTACCTCTACTTTTTTTTCTTTTTTTGCCATGATTATCTGTTTTTATCTTTATTAACATTATTTATAGACGTAATCATTACTTTGTCTATATAAGTTTTACCTTTCATTATTTTATTTCTATGTAATGAGGTTGGTATATCCTCTGTTCCAAGCATAATTCGGTACATTCTACTTATAAGCTGTTTACACTTGAAAGAAACTTTGTATATGTTATATTTTTGAGTTGTACGATTATGTTTTCTCCATACGATTATCCAACCCTCTTTTAACAATCTGTTCCAGCGTCTGTTGTCCCAGCTATAAGAATAAGTACCGATTTTAAAATCTTCTCTTGTAAAAAGATCCATGCAATCGAAATATATAAGTAATTCTAAATCCGCATCATTTAAGTTGTTATTTTTGCAAGCCCACTTTCTGATTATTCTATAATGTTTTAAAAGATTTAAATTTCTAACATCAGAAGCCTCTAGTCTCATAACACTACTACAACGTGATTAACGTGAACCACGGTATAGATTTCTTTTCTTATTTCTATTTGATGTGAATTATTTTTATCAAAATAAATAACATCGTTTTCTTTTATTCCAGTTATATCACTACCGGCTGATACTATAACACCTTCAGTATATCTAATATCTTCTCTCTGTTTTTCAGCTAAAAAAAGACCACCTTTTGTTTCAGAAATACCTTGTTTACTGGTTTTTACTATTAAATTTTTACCTATTGCTTTCATTAATTCTAAGATTATTAATTACACAATCAGTTGATAAAATAGTAGTAGCTACAGATGCTGCATTTTTTAAAGCGCTTTTTGTGACAAGTAAAGGATCAATAATCCCTGACTCAATCATATTTACCATATTTCCTGTAACAACATCTAATCCCTTACCTTCAGTTGTAGATGTTTTATAGTTAACTATTCCAGCATTGCTTAATATTGTCTTAAATGGCGCCTTAACAGCCTTAAGAAGTATATCTTCACCTATTGTAGATGTTTTAATTTGCTGAGAAGCATTTAATAAAGCTATACCACCACCTGGAACTATACCTTCTTTAATAGCGGCTTTAGTTGCACATATAGCATCTTCAACCCTATCTTTTAATTCTTGTAGTTCAACTTCAGAATTAGCACCTACTTTTACAACAGCAACCTTACCAGATAACCTAGCTAATCTAGTTTCTAGTTTTATTATTTCATTTGCATTTTTAGTAGAAGTTAATTTACTTTTTATTTCTTCAATTAAACCTTTAACTTCATCTGATGTTTTACCAACATGAATAATAGTTTCTTGATCATTACTTACACTTTTAACGCATTGACCTAATTGTTCAGGTCCTATTAAATCAATATCATCTCCTAAGTCTTCATTTATAACAGTTGCTCCTGTAAGTAAAGCTAAATCATTTAATGTTTCTTTTTTGTTAACCCCATATATAGGTGCATCAATAACATTAACTTTTATATTACCTTTAATCTTATTCATAGCTAAAGCAGACATAACTTGTGGATCTACATCAGCTATAACTAATAAAGATTTATTGTTTTTTATAACGTATTCAAGTACGTTTTGTATTTTTCTAACATTTTCTATTTCAGATTCAACTAATAAAATTAACGGATTATCTAACTCAGCAGTTTTAGTAGCTTGATCTGTTACAAAATGTATATTTTTTAATCCCCTATTGTACTGTATACCATCAATTGTTTCAAATCTAGTTTCTGGTAAATCTGAAACTTCCATCATTACAACACCTGTTTGATTAACTGACCTAAATGCATCAGCTATAATTTTACCTAATATAGGATCATTGTTTGTAGATATAGTTGCAACTTGATCTATCATATCTCCTTTTACTGGCGTTGCTATATTATTTAAATAATCTACAACAGCATTAACAGCTTTGTTGATACCTTCTTTAACTTCTCTAGAGTTTTCTTTACCCATAACCCTATAAGCTTCTTCTAATATAGCATGAGCTAACACTGTAGCTGTTGTTGTACCATCACCAGCTTCACTCACTGTTTTTTTAGCAGCTTCTTTTAATAACGTTGCACCCATATTTTCAACTGGATCTAACAATGTTATTGACTCCGCTACAGTTACACCGTCTTTTGTAATAATTGGTTTACCAGTATTATCTTCTAAAATAACACACTTACCGCTAGCTCCTAAAGTGGAGCTAACAGCTTGTGTAAGTTTTGTAATACCAGCAAACACATTGTTCTTAGCTTCTAAACCAAAATTCAGATTCTTTACAATTGCATTTGACATAATTTAATTTAATTTAATTTGATTGATTGATATTATTTAAACGTTTTAACTACTTTTGGTCCTTTAATGAAATCAACTTTCTTTTGATAGTGCTCAACACTACCATCAATAGCAATTTCTGCGGCTTCAATAGTTTCACGTCTTGTTACATCGTACCATTTGTCTTCTAACTCTAGGTCACGGTGTTCGGTTTGAAAATAACCATTAGGTAACTGAACTATTCTCCAGTTTTTCTTTTTAGCTAAGTGCTTCCAAGCTTTAATAGTTTCTTCTGAAATTTGTGGTGTTTTGGGTTGACCCATTGAAGAGGTCAACGAATAAAAATAAGTCATCGTTTTTTGGTTTTAAGGGTTAAACATTATTTTTGGTTTATATCACTACCACAGTGATATAGGTTTAGTTATACTATCACTTGTTTTTTACAAAACTTACACTATTCTTCAACTGGTGGTGCTGGTGGTATAGGTGGGTTTTGCCATGTAAAGTATAAATCTTCATTTACAGGTGTTATTTGAAGCTTAATGTTATCTTCAATAAATTTAGCCATTGAAGCTACATCTAATGCATCTTCAAGCCATCCGATCACTACATTTTCAAAATCTTCAGTGTCTGCATAAGGTATAAAAGGTTCTCCAGCTATATAAGTAAAGCTTTGAGCGCCTATTTGATTTGCTTGATATTGTTGTCCTCCAGATTCTTCAGAACCTGAGTAAGTCCAATGCACTGTGTATATAACATTATCCTCACCTTCAGCTTGGATATGTGCATTCATTTGGTTAATTGTCCATTTGTAAGTAATTGCCATTTTTTATTGTTTTAATTTATTAATTTGATGATTGTGAGATAACCCATGTTACGCTTGCTGTATTAGGTGACCAAGGTACTGTTGTTGAGCTACCTGAATCATACCAAGTCCAAACCCAATCACTAGCAACATATTGACCAGACTGTTTACTAACACTAGCATTTGATCGCATATAAACAGCTGATCCACCAGACCAGCTTAATGTTAGTTTATTCCAACTATCAGGGATATTTGTAGTTCCATTGTCTCCGTTGTTTAATGCAAATTTTAAAAAACCATTACCAGTTACTAAACCATAAATACCTGTTATAACAGCAGATCCCGATGTTTGAGCACCACCTATTAAACTTTTAGCAACAGACGTACCAGTAGAACTTCCAACAACACCATTACTCCAGCCGGTTCTACTTAAAAAATTACCATTGACGTTCATAGAAGCAACTCCACTTTCGTCTGGACAAGCTCTATTATAACCAGCCCAATCACTAAATTTATATGGATATGGATAAGGCATTTTAACAGATTGGATTAGTATATGTTATTCTTCCGCTTGCATCAACTACAAAATCATTAGCGCACGTTGTGTAATCATAATTGTATGTTCCTCTTTGATTACTCAATGGTGTAGGGTTATTTAAATTAGAAATACTTTCAAAACCTTGAGCACCAAGTGAATTAACCCATGTTTCACCATTTGTCCACTCTGCTGTTATAAAATAAACAGTTATAGGTACAATAGGA